TGATTTGGACACTCTAGACAGCTATGTCAAAGCTTGCTATCCAGATCTACGTAAATGTTTGAACATGTTGCAGATGAATTCTACATCAAGCACGTTGACTCCTCCATCCACAGCTGATCGTAGTACCGTGGACTGGAAGTTGAGCTGTGTGGACTTGTTCAAACACGGACGTATTCGCGAGGCTAGAAAATTGCTGTGCGAAAGCTCTACCCCTGAAGAAGCCGAAGACATTTTCCGCTGGATGTATGACAATCTAGAACTCTGGGGTAACACACCCGAGCGCCAAGACCAAGCCATTGTGATTATTCGCAACGGGCTGGTCAACAACTCATCGGTGGCAGACACAGAAATCAACCTCAGTGCAACACTCATTGAACTCAGCCAAATCAGTTGAAGCTGCAATTGATCTCAACAACAGATTGACTTTTCTGTTGGATTGGGAACTCACAATGAAATGCAACCTCGAGTGCGATTATTGTGAATCAGGTGTTGACGGCGGCCGCGACAACTCTACTGCGCATCCTCCTGTGGAAGAATGCCTACGCACCATTGACTTTATGTTTGCCTATGCTGAAAATGCCATCAAAGACAAAAAGGCCGGACTCAAAGCTGTGGTGTTAAATGTCTACGGTGGCGAAAGTCTGCACCATCCAGACATTGTAGAAATTCTACAAGCAGTGAAAGAGCGCTATGCTGCAAAACCACGCAATTGGTTTTTGAAAGTTACCACTACTACAAATCTGATTGTAAGCCATCGAAAATTGTTGTCTATAATTCCATTGATTGACAAATTCATTGTTAGCTATCATACACTTAATACTGATCATCAAAAACAACAATTCAAAAGCAATATACTGTTGTTGAAGCAGCATGAGCTAGATATCAAATGCTCAGTGTTGATGCACGCCGATGCTGAACGTTTTGCAGATTCTCAGCAGTTCATAGAGTGGTGCAAACAAAACAACATTGTTTATTTTCCCAAACAACTAGATGGCAACTCAAACACTGACAGCTATAACTACCAAACTCAGCAAGTACATTGGTTCAAGAACATATATGATACCAAAAGTTTTCAAACTCAACCCTCCGTATCAACAGATAACAATGCAGCAACCTTGATTGCACAAGGTCGACCTTGCTGTGGCGGCCGACAGTTAAGTGTAGACCAAAACTACAAACAACGTCATGTGTTTGTCAACAACTATTTCCCAGACTGGTATTGCAGTGTTGATCAATTCTTTTTGTTTATCAAACAAGTCAACGGCGATGTTTATGTCAACAAAGACTGTAAAATGAACTATCAAGGCGGCGTAGGCCCTATTGGAAATTTGAGCGACACCAATGCAATTCTGCAGCAACAGCAGCAAGGAACTCCAGTTATTGTGTGCAAAAAAGAGCGTTGTCTTTGTGGTATCTGCGCCCCCAAAGCCGAAGATCTTGCAGACTTCAATAAAATTATGTTAAAATATCAATCATGAGATACTTACTCTTAACCTACTATCGCAAACCCAATGGTCAAGTTGACGAAGCCATGTCTGTGGCTCGTAGAATAAAACAGAATGACCTTCAAACTGCCAATGTGATCTTGGACTTTCGAGATCTCAAAGTGATCAAGGCCAGCATGGGCAGCACACAAGTACCTAGAGACTGGGATCGAATTGTCAGCTACTATCATCAACACTATGCCTCAACAATTGAACGGCTACTAAAAGAAAACGGATACGAAATTGTCAACCCTGAAGAACCCGCGGTACAACCCGCAGAAGCTGATCCTAGTTGATTAGTTTCCAGCCTTTGTAACTTTTATACAGTCCTTTAACTAGTTTGTATGCTTCGGAGCCACTGCTAAAATTATATGCGGTGGCAAGATCTCCAGTTGTTCCGCAAAATGTACCGTGGTTAGGATGAACAAAGTTATATTTGATAGCACGACTTTTTGTAGCATGGCTAATTTTCTTTCTTGATTCTGAGGCCCAAGCATGAGTTTTAAAACTTTCAGGTCTTTCTAATCTCCTTTGTTTTTGAGACTCTGATAATTTTTGTCGCATATCGTCGGTCCATATACGCTTACTATTAGATTCTCTTATTTTTTGTTTTTGGTAATCTGATATTGGATGAGACACATTTCCTTTAAGTTTTGCAGAAATTTTTTGTCTTGACTCTATAGTATGTGTTTTTCCATACATTGGATTATTTGTGCCTGAATTTCTATTAGATATATCAGACTTGAATTGTTTGGCTCGTTCGTCTCCAAATAATTCTTCATACGTCTTGTTTTTTCTGTGTTTGGATAATTGTTCTTTAGTTTCATTAGACAATGTGTGATGTTCTCCCCCTTTGGAGATATTAGTAAGGATACCACCGTCTTTTCTTCTACCGTATAAATCTATTAGATGTGTTTCTCGGTCAATTGCTTCTTCTTTAGTTAACGATTCAAATACAACCTTGACTTCGGGAACTAAGTTTGCAGATAAGATGTTGCTAATTTCGTTAACTTTTTCTAAATTTACTATTTTAGTTCTAGTCTCCCGTATATGTTCTTTATATCGGAGTTCTGCTGTTCTTGATGTAATCCCTACATAAAAAACGGTTTGAGTTAGTGGATTCAAAATCTCATAAACATAAAAAATTTTACTTGACATATACTATTCTTTCTATTATAATCATACTATGACTAAAGATATTTATCAAAAACGCATAATTTTAACGGATATCGACGGTGTCGCGCTTGACTGGGAATATGCGTTTGATGTGTATATGCGGCAACACGGTTTCAACAAACAAGAAGGCGGCCAATTCAAATACAACATTGGCACACGCTACGGAATTGATACAGAACAAGGCAAAAAGCTGATCAAGATTTTTAATGAATCGGCACACATGGGATTTTTGCCACCCTTGCGTGATTCTATGTATTATATTAAACGTCTGCACGAAGAGCACGGATACGTGTTTCACGCAATTACTTCATTGAGCAAAGACGAAAACGCACAAGAACTTCGCCGCATGAATATTAAGAAATTGTTTGGCGAATCAACATTTGAAAAATTTGTGTTTTTGGACACCGGAGCAGACAAAGATGAAGCCCTGGAGCCATATCGTGACTCAGGGCTATGGTGGATTGAGGACAAAATTGTCAATTGTGAAGTTGGATACAATCTTGGACTCTATCCCTTGTTAATGGAACACGGGCACAACCTGGACTACGAAAATCCTGCTATTCCTCGTGTTCGTAATTGGAAAGAGATTTACTCGATAATTGCTCCTAGCGAGAGTACAGTTTAAGAACATCACCAATAATCCGGTGCCGTTGTATATCTCTGGCTTCCAGAGCACACACTTCAATACCAGTCACTGAGTGACCGTGCAATCTAGCACACAAGTCCATCAAGCCGTTGTCGCCATTATTTCGATCAGCTTGCTCAACATCACCTGTGATTACTATCTTGCTATTCGTTCCTATGCGGGTCATTAACATCTTGGCCTGGGCAGGAGTTGCATTTTGCATCTCATCTGCTATTATCCATGAGTTTTTAAAGGTGCGGCCGCGCATGTATGCCAGGGGCGCAATTTCCACAACCTGATCCTCTATCATGGCTACAATGTCCTGAGGGCGATAAAATTCTCGCATGACATCCAGCAAAGGACGAGTCCAAGGCTCCATTTTGGCCACTAGGTTGCCGGGGAGGAAGCCGTGCTGTTCCCCTTCTACACCCACCGCAGGGCGTGTCATTACTATGCGATCGCAATCTCCTTGTTTAAGTGCTCGAACAGCGGCTACCATGGCCAAGTATGTTTTACCTGTACCAGCGGGTCCTACTGTGACAACGATATGTGTGTCAGGGTTTTGCAGAGCCATGACCAGGCGTTCTTGATTTCGTGTACGAGGGATCAAGTCTATGCGGCGACTTGCCGCTTTAGGTGCCGGGTTAAAGGCTATGGTATTTTCCACTGTCTGATTCATTCGTTTTGCTTGTGCTTTCGCAGCGCGGTTTCTACTCAAGGTTTATTTCTCCTTTGGTGTCCTTGTTGGGACACTCATATTTACGGCCGGTGATCTAGTCTAGATATGTGGACAGATTATCCTGGCATTGAGGCATAAGTATTTCTCTAGGCGGCCAGTTGCAAAATTAAACTCAATGGCCTTTCAACATCTGCGGTAAATAAAGTCATGCAACAACGCAACAAACACGGTATCAACGATCGCGAACTGTTTAAAAATCATGAAGATTATTGGCAGGTAGCAGACAACATCAAAGCCATTTACATGAGTGATGGCAGTATTGCCACGTTGCTGGACTTTGAGCGTGTGTTGGACGAACTAGACGTGTATGCGTTCCGCAACTGGGAAATCGGCGAATTAGTAGCTGGCCCTGACATAGGCAAGTACACAGTATCGGCTACATTTATGTGGCCTAAAGAAAAGATGCCCGACCCACGCGGCGGCACTCGTTTACTGCCATTTGATTGTGATGTTGTTTATAAAAAACAAAAGATCAAAATCCCTATTCGAATTGATGATCCGTCAGATTATCGCGCTGGCACCAAAAAGGCCAAATTAATTGAACGTGATGTTTGGCTGGTAGAAATTACCATGCCCAAGCATTTGATGAGTGAAATACGCACAGGATCCATTGAAATGGAAGATCAGGATATTGATCTCGAAGACCTAGATCAAGCCTATGAGCAGGATCTAGACAAAGAAGCAGTACAAAACGATGACCAAGCCCAAAATGCACAACAACCTAGCACACCCCAGCCGGCCGCTGTATGAAGGCCTGCAATACCAAGATCTTGACGGCATGGTCAAGCCCACTATTCACGTGGATGAATTTTCAAGCAAAATGGGCGACGATGCTGATATTCTTGTGATCAGCTTTTTTGTACGTGACAAACAAGTTGCCAAAGACCTAGTGTCATGGTTTGAAAAGGGTTATGACTTTGTGTTGGATGCTGATCGTTCACCAGGTGAAATCAAACCCAATCGCTACTTGGTTTACATCGAAATGCGCCGTCGTAGCACAGCACCGCAGAACATTGAACACTTGTTGAGCGATCTAACCACACTGTGCGAGCACTCAGCTGATCAATGGATTGTGAGCTACAATGACAAAGACTTTCCTTGGTCTGAAGAAGAGTTTGCCCGTCATGTGCCACTGACCCCGGACGCTTATCGTAGTTCTACAGAGTCGGGTCTCAATGAATGGCGTGTGGCAGCTGGCTTGCCTGTAAAATCTGTGCATCGCACCCGAAACGATGTTAAAGTTTTACAGTCAGCAGCCGGCATTCTTTGATTTACAATTTTTCATAAACAAAATAGAGCCTGCCCAATTCAGCAGGTTCTTTTTTGAATTCCAACAATTTTAAATTGTATCGCTGTTCGAATTCTTTTACTATTTCAAATGTCCAAGGAAAAATATCAACATATGGTCCAGTTTTATGTGGAATTCCGGGATTGGCTCGTAGATAAAATCGCCCTCCTGGCTCTAGTATACTGACGCATTTTGCAAATCTGGTTTCAATTTCGTCTTTTGAATTGAAATTGATCGAGCCCAGGGCAATGATCACGTCGTGTGATCCAACATAGTCCAAAATATCTACCATGTAATCAGCACAGTTGTTGTAGGGATCAATGCCCGCAATGTTGTTGATACGTCCTTTGAACGGATGATAGCCACAGCCCACATCCAGCACTGATCCAGGGTTTTGTTGATTGATTTCATCCACCAGCTGCCAGCCAGAATAATCATAGTCTCCTGTTCTGGGTTTCCAGATTTCAGCAAAGAAACGATGTATGTAGGCGTCACTGAGTTCAGCCACACAGTCACGCACAGTGCCCACATAGTCTGATGTCAACTGTAGTTCGTGCCACATGGCATCTTTGAATTTGCGATAGCGTGCTGGAGTCCAAGGCAGCTGATCTATGCAAGTATCTGCGTCAATCACAATGTTTGCATATTTGGGCAAATTAAAGGACGACTGCAAATTTTTTGTTAAGAGACTAAAAATTTTGGTGTTCATAAGAATTTTTGCTATATAAGTTAGATTTCAGTACTATTTAAGGAGTTTGCATGAACATCAAAAAAATTATAGCCATAGCAGCACTTGTGCCTGGCCTAGCTCTGGCGTGGCAACCCACAAAACCAGTTACTGTGGTATTTCCCAATGGTCCCGGTGCTGGCAACGAAATATCATTTCGTATTGTGGCAGACATTGTGGAAAAGAAAACTGGCGCCAAGTTTAATTCTGAATATCGACCAGGCGCTGACGGCAACATTGCTATCAATCATTTTGTAACAACATCACGTGATGGACACACTATAAGTGTGCCTGCTTGCCAATCAAACTGGGTCACCCCTGAAATCTGGTACGCCAACATGATCCGGTACAATCCCATGGATCTGGAACCCATTGCCAACATTGCTCGCAGTCCACTGGCATTTTGGGCCCATCCCTCAAGCCGGATCAACACCCCTGAGGAGTTTGTAGCAGCCATTCGCAATCGACAAAAAATAACCGTGGCCATTGGCGGCGGAGGGCATAAACTGGCAGTGGAATATCTTGTGGACCGAGTAAGTGCAGCAGGCAGTGACAACCTGCAGACTGTGATGTACAAGGGCCCTGCACAGGCTTTGCTGGACGTCATGGGCGGTCATGTGGAGTTTGGTGTAACACCGGTTGCTGTGGGCTATCCTCATGTGCAAGCAGGCAAACTCAAGTTTATTGGCATTGCTGACACACGCCCGCTGCCGGGACTGGAACACATTCCCTTGATGTCAAAAGCTGCTCCTGGGCTCAGTATTCATGGTTGCTGGAACATGGTATTGCCGCCAGGTACCCCGGCTGACATTCAAGCATGGTATCAAGAGCACTTTGTTCCTGCCATTAGATCTCCAGAAGCTGCTGCCAAGTTCCGTGAAAACATGATGTACACCACCGTCACAGAACATTCCCCAGCTGGAGTCCGAGCCAGTATGGCCCAACTGCAACAGACTTGGCAACCCATTGCTAGAAGAATCAACCCCAACCAATGAAATACATCTTTGTAGCCGGCGCACCAGGATCAAAATGGAGCAGTGTAGTAAAGAACATTTATTATTCCGCCAGCATTGATCGCAGTGACAGTGACCGTTCAAGACAGTATTATCATGACGCCACAGGCTTGGGCACTCCCATGCATCTGGGCGCTTATTGGGATCCAGGCATGGAATTTGATATTCCTGAACACTGCACACAGTTATCAAAAGCTCAGGCTGAAAAGATTTTTGATCAGCCATTTTCGGGCACAGGTGTGAAAATCATAAAGAGTCATG